GCGGGTAATCTCCTAGACAGGGTCAGACGCCCTAAAAATTGATCCAGCCTGCAGCCTATCCGCCTCCCCCAACACATTATCAGAGCCAGGACGCTTGACCGTTCACCCCTCATTCATGCCATCTCCTCGCTTGAACCCGGCGAACCCGGCCATGGGTAGAGAATTGCCGGCGCCCGCCATCGCGCGCTCGATGGTGCGGATGCGGCCCAGCAGGTCATCGGCCGAGCCGTACTCGACGGTCTTGCCGTCGTAGCTGACCCGCAGCGTGCCGCTGGCGTAGGCGCGCTTCAGGGCCGCCAGTTCGGTTTCCGTCCAGTCGCTCACTCTTGATTTCCCTGTCGAACCGAAGCTTGTCCTCGGGCGGGCCTTCGGCCCGACCCGTGGGGTTCTCCGCGCCTCTTCTCAGAGCCATCCTTCGTTGCGGCCCAGCCACTCCGAGCGCCTCTTGCCCTTGGGCTCGGGCGACATCCGGTTCACGACGCCGGCCGTCGCCTCGTCCTCGGAAGGCACGCCCAGCTGTTCCTCCAGGTCCTGCCATTTGGCGTCCGACCAACGGTCGGCGCCGGCGATCCAGGCGGCGGCGCGGGCATAGACCCGGCAATCGAGCGCCTCGTTCCGTTCCCTGAGCTTCTGCCATTCGAGCCGCGCGAAGCCGCGCTTGGTGCGTACCGTGACCAGCTGCTCGGCGACGAACTGCTTCACCCACTCGGTTTCGATCCAGTGCGGCAGATGCACGGTTCCCGCCGGGAATCGCGCCCCTTCGGCGTTCGACGGACTCACGCCGCGCCACCGGCGCGACGGTTCCGTCTCACCCTCGCCGGTCGGCCGGTCCAGCCTCAGAAACCGGTAGGTCTCGGCCTTGAAGGTCGAGACGGCGACGGTCCAGAGCCGCGCGCCACGGCGCAGCCGCTTGCCGGCATCGGTCGCGTCGACGAAGGTCGGACCCGACACCGGGCTCGCTCGGTTGAAGCCCTCGACACCCTTAATCGGCGCCACCTGCGCGACACCGGCCCGGCGCGCCCAGGCGTAGACCGCCGGCGCGTCGAAGCCGCTATCGATGGCGAGCTTCGCCAGCCTCAATGCCGCGCCGCCGGCATGCGGCCAGGTCCTTGTCAGCAATCGGTCGAGCGCATCCCAGGTCTCGGCGTGTTCGGGGCCGCCCTCGATGACGACATGGTCGACCAGCCAGCTTTCCAGGCCCCGGCCCCAGGCCCATATGTCGATCTCGACCCGGTCCTTCTGCACATCGGCGCCGGCGGTCAGAAACAGTCCGCCCGGTGGCACGACACCGGATTTCCAGGTCTCACGCCGGTCGTAGAGCCGCTGCCAGTCGGGCGCCTCGCCGGTCTCGACCCAGGTCTCGCCGAGCACCGTGTTGCGGAAGGCCTTGATCGCCTCGTCCGAGCCCTGGGCGGCTTCCCAGGCCCGCGCGATGCGCTCCCAGGACAGCCAGCCGACCGGCGAATAGAGCGCCGACAGATGGAACCTGATGGTCGCCGGATCGTCGGCCTCCGCCGTCGCCCGCCACTCGCCGGCTTCGAGCATCGCCGTCTTGTGGTGTTCGGCGATCGGCTTTTCGCAGGCCGCGCAGTGGTAAGCAGCCGTCTCCGGTCGGCCCTTCTCCCAGCGCAACCGCTCGAACTCGAGCCACTGCCTGTGGCCGCAATGGGGACAGGGCACGAAGTAGCGCCGCTGATCGCTCGCCTCGTACTCCCGCTCGATCCGGCTCACGCCGCGAATGGTCGGCGTCGAGACCAGGAAGACCTTGCGCCGATGGGCGAAGGTCAACGATCGGGCTTCCGCCAGGGTCACCGGGTCGCCTTCCTCGTCGGCCGAAGCCGGGTAGGCATCGACCCCGTCGAGGAAGACGTAGCGCGCCGGCATCGAGCGCAGGCCCACGGCCGAGTTCGCCCCGGTCATGATCAACAGGCCGCCAGCGAACTCCTTCGACAGCATGGTGTTGCCGGAGTCCCGCGAGCGGGCCGGTTTGACGCGCGCGCGAAGCACCGGGCTTTCCTCGATCAGAGGATCGATGCGTTGGCGCGAGTTCCTTTTTGCGAGCTCGACCGTCGGCTGGACCGCGAGCATCGGCCCGGGCGCCTGGTGGATGGCGAAGCCGATCCAGTTGTTTCCGGCCTCGGTGGCGCCGACCTGGGCCGCTTTCATGAACACCACCCGCCGGCAGGCATGACCCGGCGACAGCGCATCCATGATGGCGCGCATGTAGGGCGTGCGGGCCGTGCGGTAGCGCCCCGGCTCGGCCGAGGCGCGTGCCGCCAGCATGCGATGTCGGTCGGCCCACTCGGACACGGTCAACAGCGGGGTCCGGCTCGAGCCCGTCCCGCCAGGCGCCGATCAGGTCGTCGATGCCCTCGAAGGCGAAGGGATCAGCGGAACTCGGGCCGGACGTCGGCGAGTTCGGAGAGATGGGCTCGGACATGGGTCTCCAGGACTTTCTGCATGGCGTGCGCCTCGACACCCAGCTCGGAAGCCATCAACGCCGCCACGCGGCTCGGCCAGTTGACCCAGGCGTCGCGCTGCTCGCGCGCCAGCCGGAACACCACCGCCGTCGCCCGCGCCTTGTCGACCACCTCCTCTTTCAGCCGCTGAACCTGAATACGGGCGCGCTGCGCCTTGGCGATCTCGTGCGCGGTGCGCGCCTGGGTGAAGGTGGCGCCGCCAGCAGGAGCGACGGGTTCGGCCGTTGCCGGGCCGCTCGCGGCGCCGGGATCCTCCGGGGGTGCTTCAGCAGCAGTTGGTTTCGGGGGCCGACGCTTCGCCGGATCGGTCCCGGCGTCCCACCGGGCATCGACCGTCGCGGGTTCGATGGTTCCGTCCGGCTCCCTGGAGATCCGTCCCGCCTTGATCGCCTTGAGCACGGCGACGTGGCTGACCCCGCGCCGGCGCGCGTATTCGCGAACCGATACGCCCATGATCGATATGCCTCGAAAAGTCGCGGTAGGGATGCGCACTGCTGCGCACCCCCCGCACAGATCCGTACGAGCGGCATTCCCGCATACGGCGCCTACCTCGGGTGGTTGACGGCAAACCGCTGTTGCGGCCAGGGATGACGGGTACGCGCGGCCGGCAGCCAGGGATCACACACCCGGTTGAAGCGCGCCCACGTCATCCGCCGCGTCTGGCTGCGGCGGCGCAGTCGGCGGAGCCACAGCCAAGCGACGGCGTGACGGAAGGAGACCAGGGCGTGGATGTTGGTCGGCACGGCATGGTAGGCGTAATAACCGCCCACCACCTGCGCCAGCCATTGGCCCTGTTCCGATATGGGCGCGTGCCATCGACGCCTCAGGCCGTCCCGGACTTCCCGCAACGTCGCGCCCATCCTGTCCCGCCGCGCGTGGCGGTGGAGCAGGAAGCCGCCGGCCCTTTTCTGACCGCAGATGTGCGTGAATCCCAGGAAGGTGAAGGTCTCCGGCTTCCCCTGTCCCCGCTTGGCCCGGCGGTCGGCGGCATAGATGCCGAACTCGATCGGGCGGGTCTTTTCCGGGTGCAGCGTCAGGACGAACTTCGCCAATCGTTCCCGCATCGCTGCGCGGAAGCGCTTGGCATCGTCCTCGTACTGGAAGCCGACGGCGATGTCGTCCGCGTAGCGGACGATCATCACCTTGCCGCGCGCGTCCCGCTGTCGCCAGCGGTGCGCCCACAGGTCGAAGGCGTAGTGCAGGTAGATGTTGGCCAGCAGGGGCGATATCACCGCACCCTGCGGGGTTCCCACCTCCGCACTCACGACCTCGCCCGTGTCTTCCCGTACACCGGCCCTCAGCCACTTGCGGATCAAGCGGAGGACGCGCCGATCACCGATCCGATGCTCCAGGAAGCGGAGCAGCCACTCATGGCTGACCGCATCGAAGAACCCGGCGATGGCGGCGTCCAGGACCCAACTCACCCGTTGGCGCGTGATGCCGACCGCGAGCGCGTCCAGCGCATCGTGCTGACCGCGCCCCGGTCGGAACCCGTACGAGAACCCGAGGAAGTCCTCCTCGTAGATCGCGTTCAGGACATCCACCACCGCCTTCTGGACGATCTTGTCTTCCAGGGAGGCGATCCCGAGCGGGCGGAGCCGACCGTCCGGCTTTGGAATGTACCGCCGCCGTGACGGCTGTGCCCGATACCCGCCCCGGTGCACGCGGGCATGAAGGTCCTGGAGGTTGTCCTCCAGCCGCTCTCCGTACTCCTGCCATGTGAGGCCGTCCGACCCCGGGGCCGCCTCCCGTCTCAGCGACAGGTATGCGGCCCGTAACCAGTCCGCCGTCACATGGTGAAGGAGCGCGGTGAAGCGCTCCTTCGGCCGCGCCTTCGCGGCTTGCCGTACGCGTTCCAGCGCAGGTGACACGCCAATGGCCCGGCTCTGTGTCCGGGGCGTGCTTTGCCGGTCCGCGTTCCCCTTGGTCCCTCCCCTTCGCTCCACTGGCTCCGCCGCCATCGAGATGGCTTTGTTCGCCGGCTTCCCCGCTACTATGGAAGAGTCCGACTTCTCGTGGCCGTGCCTCGGCGGCTTCGGCGTGACCTTCCCGCCGCGGACCACCCCGGACTGGGATGGCCGGTCCACGAGACCTCCCGGTTCCCGTGCAGAGAGCGTACGTGCATGCCGGGGCCTCTGACCGCGCGGGGCCGGCGGGGCGCTCGCGCTATCACGCCCCTCCGTGTTGCCTTCCGCGTTGCTTGCTGCGTCGGCGCCCCGGAGTTCACTTTCGCGGCTCAATGGCCGGCCTACACGCGCCCCTGTCAACGCTTCACGACGCCCCTCGCGAGACGCCGCGCATGACTCGGGGTCGGTGTGGGTCGCTACTCCTTCACCGTGATGGACTTTCACTTTCCACTCCCTGCCGGTCTCCCGGCGCACAAGCAATGAAATCATACGATTGATCCGTTGATCGGGGCGCGCTTCAACGCCTTCATGGGTCCACAAACCATGGAGACCGCGATGCCCAAACCCCACGAC